CAAACTGCCAACAATATTGGCACCCACATATCCTAGCTGTTTAGCAGATGAATTCCATATTCTAGTACTGTCAGTTGCTAACACATCGCCTATTAGGCTACCTGTTACATTGCCAACTACAGGACCTGTATGTGTTCCTGCGGAATTTCCAGTCAAGTTACCAACAAGGTTGGCACCGTTGTATCCAACTTGTTTTGTCAAGGTGTTAATGATAAGAGTATTATCATCAGCACTTACACTACCTATTAAATTTCCAACAATTCTAGCAGTTGAAAAGCCAATTTGTTTTGCAGCACTGTTTGTATTAATCATTACTGTGCCATCTAGTGACACAGTATTTCCAGTAATATTGATGTTGTATAAACCGTTGTCGTTGAATACAAAGTTAAGAGGCTTATTTGCAACGTTGGTCCACTCTACTAAATTTGCCACGTTTGCCAATTGGGCAGTTCCAGCATTATTGGCATAATTTGCAGTGTCAGAACTGGTAGCATGGCCAAAGAAATTTTGAGCAGTCATGTTGCTGGCAACAATATTACCAGTACTGTTGATGTTACCAGATGAAATCACAGATGCTGACAAGTTGACCACAGCAGTGCCGCCACTGCTGTCTCTAGCAACAATGGAGTTGGCACTACTAGTAACAGTGGCAACTACATATTGCGATCCTACTTTTAGTGCATCTGCTTGCTGAGATGTTCCAATAAATCGCCCAGCATATATATTTTGAAATTGTGATGTTAAACTACCAATATTGGATGTTGCTGTTGCACTTGGCAAAATATCTGCGCCGGTTATGGAGACAGATCCTGTGGATGTTTTTAATACAAGTTTGTTTCCAACTGATTGCACCGTTGGAACAGATGAAATATTTAAAATGTTTAGAGCAGATCCAATAGCAATACCCGCATCTGGAAAAGTTGTCAGTGTTGGGAATACTGTGTCGCGCAGCGGAGCGTAATAAGACGCAGGATTATTTCCTAAATTGTCTGTATTAGTCGATGTGCCGTGCAATTTGACACCAGCACTCAATGTAATACCATTGTAAATTGTTGGAAAATCTGAAACTATACCCACATCTGCTGGAGTAAATTCTGCTCCAGAGTTAACAATATATACAATATTGCTGTTTGAATATGCTAACTGCACAGCATGGGTCGCCGACGGAATTGCAGTATCTTGCAATCCAATTGATGTCATTTTAGTTGGGCCAAACCCTAGCACACTTTCTGGACCAATTCTTGTGTATGCTGTTCCATCAAAAACATTCAATTGATTGTTTACAGTGTCATACCACAAATCGCCTAGAGTATGCACAGTAGGAGCTGACTCGCCAATGTTGTTAATTGCTAGAGTTTTCCAGACGGCGCCGTCGTATACATTTATTTTTAGATTAGCAGTGGCTGCATCAAACCACAATTCTCCAGCTACTGGTTTTTTGGGTGCTTGAAGTCCTGCAAAATTTTGCAACAACCACACAAAGTTTTCATTGAGGCTTTCACCGTAACCGGCATAATTTTTACCAATCAACGCAATATCCAGGATGTTGTTGACTGTACCATCAACAACCGATGCCACCGGTGTTCCGTTATAATTGTTTATTGCGTATGCCATGCTGTTCGCTCCTTGTGTCTTTTCTTATTTTTGTTCATCATTAAAATGCCGAGCTGCTTAACAAAGTTCTTTTCCAAGAATTAGTTGCTACACAAACATAGATATATGAATCATCCCATGCAATTTGCCCGGCAACTCCAGTTGACGTGCTAGTGGCCGGTGCTTTGCCTGCTGCAATTCTAAATGTGCCGCCCACGTCTAATGTTGCTTTTGGTTGATTATTATAAATTCCAGCATTGGCCAACTGTGCGTCGATAAAAAATGCGCTGGTAGCATTTAAATTAATATCAAAATTTTGATTTGAAGTATTTGATTTAATTTGAAATGCTTGTGCCAATGTGTACTCAGGCTGTACACTGATTTCAATATCGTTGCCTGGGCCTAAAATCAATTGTAGTGGCGCAGTAATTGTTAACGCACCGAGACCGCTGATATCCGGAGCAATGATAGAAGATCCTGAAGTTTTTACAAGTGCGCTGGGTGGAAAAATCTCGTTTCCGTCTGTTAACGCACTGGCAGTACTTGACAACATTTTAGACTGCAAATTTGTTACGCTGTTACTGCCAGTAAACCCAGCAACTATTTCAGTAAATCCTGGAATGGCTTCCTGGGGAGTAAACGTGTCTTTACTGTAAATTCCAATCAATATATTTGCTACATACATATAAACAACAGTGTGCAATATACTGAACACATCTAAAATATCATCTGTAAAAAATCCGCAAGGACCTTGGCTTTGTGTGTAAATTGGGCCTGCTAAAATATTGCCAGTGCCTGCGTTGAAATTCAACTGGCCAGTGACGCTGTTGATCCACATGTCGCCCGCAGAGTATGAGCTAGGCGGAGTCGATGATGTTGTGGTTCCGCCAACTGCTGTGAATGAATAATTGTCGTAAACTTTTAATACTGCATTTTGTGTATCGTACCACAATTGCCCTTGAATAGGATGCGGTGGTTCAGATGTATTGGCAAAATTTTCTAGCAAGTGTACAAAATTGTCATTTATAAAAAGACCGTATCCTGTGGAATTTTGTCCAATTAAAGTAATATCAGTTGCTGTTTGATTAAGTGCGCCGTCAATTAGGCCGCCTTGTATTAACTGATCACCGTTAGTTTTAAGTATTTGATAACTCATTATATTCCAACTCCAGTGTAAATGATATAGTTAATAGTAAGATATGGATTCATAATGTTAACTGATTGGCCGGTTAAGGTAGAATTAGTATCTTTATTCAGCACCGGTCCGGCATTAGCAAGCCCTCTATTTGTTCCCGATGGGGTAACGCCATAACCTGCTCTTGTTGCTGTGTCTGGGTCCGACACAGTAGATGTATCCCCAACTGCATAGTATTGATCGTTGCCTGTACTTTTCAAATTATGTGTATGCTGTGGTAGCTGGCTTGTTGTCAACGTGACTGTTGCAGTACCTGGGCCAGTAAATGATTCTGACCCCGATCCAATATTATCAGCAGTGGTATCTGGAACTCTGTTTGCTGCTGCGCCAACAGTGCTGATTAAATTATTAGCATTACCGCTGCTAGGGACAGTAATATTATTATTCATATTATCAGCACCTAAAGCAAATCTTCCTCTTAGATCAGGAAGTTTAAACGTTGCTGCTCCTAATAAATTACTTGGACTGCCGCTACTATATGTGTAACCTATTACTTGATACAGTGCAGAATATGTTTGTTGTAAAATTTCACTGCCATCACACAACAAATACCCAGCCGGTACTTTGGCTTTAGGGCCAGCAAACGGAAATATGGCACCGATTGGTACCAAAGGCACATGATTAAAGAAAGTAGTTTTGGCCATTTTGACCAAGGACTGGCTGGATGATTGGTACACTATTAACGAATCTGGAAATGCCGAAGTCAGTGTGGAAGAATCTGTGGCAGGAGTTTTACTAGTAATAAAAGAAGAACTCAATGTTGTATTAAATGTAGCTGTACCGTTGAGTGTTGCGCCATTAAAATTTATCGAGTTACTTGTTACATCTCCTGCTAAACTAAAAATTGTTGGATTGGCCAATTGCGTGGCAGATCCATCAACTGATCCTGTAAAATATCCAGCAAATGTGCCGCTGAAATCACCAACAAAGTTTTGAGCATATATATTTCTAAACTGGTTGGTAGGTGTTCCAATGTCGTACTGAGCAGAAGCACTTGGTTGTATTGCTACACCGCTGGAATTTCCAACAGTTATTTTTCCTGCAACAGTGGTATTGCCGCCCACAAAAACATCTTGTGCAATGCCAACACCACCCGTTGTGGTAACACTTCCAGTGGTCGACGATGTTGAATTTGTAGTACTGGTAACATTTATTCCAGTGCTTGCTTGTATTGTTCCAACTACATCAAGTGCAGTTGTAGGATTAGGATTATTTACGCCAACATATCCGTTTGCATTAATTTGTAAAACAGTGTTAGATAAATTTGAACTATTTGTTAGCTGAAATGCAATACCGTTATTTGTGTTGATTGAATTAAAAACAGTACCAGTACCAGTAGTTTTAATTTGAAAACTTAAATCACTTCCCACTTTTAAACCATCGTTGTTTCTGATGTTTAACACAGTATTTGTGGTGTTAGTTGTGCCTTCTGTTGTTAAAAAGTTAGCAGACGATATGACTTTGTTATTGACTAGCAGTCCGTTTGACGAACTAGCAGTTCCCCATACACCAGCTGTTGTTCCGTTAGCTGGGTCTAAACTATTAGCAACTGTATATAAATTAACACCTTTGTTAATTGCAGAGAAACCTGCTAAAGTTTGTTTAGGAGTAAAACTATCCTGACTGATAATTGCAACTTTGTTATTATTTGAATAAAACGTTATAACATAGTGAGACAAATTGTTGGTATCAACAATTTCTTCTGCCTGCGGCCCAGTGTTAGAATTTGAACTGTATTGCGGTCCTACTAAAACCCAACTGGAGCCCGACCAAACATACAACTGACTAGTATCCGTACTTACCCAGACATCGCCAATGTTAGCACTTGCTGGCGGATTTCTGTTTAAGGATTTTTTTATTGCCCCTGCTGGATTCCATGTTCCTGCGCCGTCATACACTTTAAGCAAGTTATTAACATTGTCGTACCATAACTGACCTTGAACTGGTTGTGCAGGCGCTGTGGGATTTGCAAAATTTTCTAATAGATGCAACAAATCTGTGGCAAACACCGGAGCATATCCGCTGTACCCCTGTCCTACCAAAGTTACCGGTGTTGTGGTATCTAAACTTTGATCCTGTACGGTAATAGGAGGTTTGTTTGGATTGTTACTTTCTGTATATCGAATGGTATAAGGCATCGATTAAACTCCTACTAGGCCAGTTAAACTCTGAATTCGCACTGTGTAATCAATTTGTATCAATCGGTTTAAACTTTTTAATACAGGGTGAAAAATAACATGAGTCAACAACAAACTTTCACCTGTTGAGCTATAGCTTTGCAAGCCCAATTCATCAAACACATAAGTTGATGTGCCGTCACTATTTGTGTCGTATGCCGCTTGCCCGTTCGGCTCGCCGTAATCCAATAAACAAGTTACAAATATATCTGTATAGTTTTGCCCAGTTGTGTGTCTAACTTCTGTGAAATTGCGTGTCGGGTCCACGTTGGTACTGGAATTAGGGTCAACAATCTTTTGATAAGTTTGATTGTACAAACTTGCGTTTGTTCCTGAAGTATTTGGAGTTAAATATGTAATAATTCCAGTAGGATCAATGCTGGTGCCACCATTTCCAAACGCCATTTGATAAACGAATCCCTGGCCGCTATTAGTCATAGATTCGACTATAGCAACACTTATGTTTTCGTAGTGAATGGCATTGCGTTTGTTAATAAACACCTCAGCGGAAATCGGGTCATAAATTTTAATATGACCTTCAATATGAATTCCTGTTACGTCTTTAGTCTGCATATCAATCTCTCTTTATCTTATATTTATCATGTGCTATAATCTGATAGTTTAATCCGTTACTTGTCAAATCCTGAGTACCAAATACCCGGAGTTGCTTTGATAAAACTAGCAATCGCACTGTCACTATCCAATATATTCACTGGATTATTCTTGTTTCCATCCCATTCTTCACCCGTCACATGCACAACTGTAATTTTTGTACCTTGTGTAACAGGGTTAGTCAAAGTCAATTGAGCACCAGTAGACGATACATTAGAAACTGTAAAATCAGCTGGATAAACTACGTCTCCTGCAGGACTGTATGGCGATTGATTTACATCAAATATACTGTAAGATGATTTTTTCAACCTAACTGTGTCGTTATCGCCGCCAACGAATACCTCAAATAACGAATTATAATTAGTAAAGGCCCTGTCAAGAGTCACACCAAGTGTCAATGGGTGAGAATTTGAAACTCCATCGGCTATGATGTTCTGCACTAGGGTAGAATCAGTGTAAGGAATTGTTGAGCCAGTTCCTATGTCCTGAACAAATGTACCTATCTTGTTGTGAGAATATATTCCAGTGCCTAGTGTACCTCTTCGAATCTGTTTTAAAACATTTCCAGCTATGGCAAAAAACTCAATTCGTTCGCCACGTATTTCGATAATACCTGGACGATTTGTAGAAATATTAGGAACATCAAAATTACCAGCATCTTCGACTACTATTTCAGTGTCATTCCAATGTAAATCTTTTGCTAATCTAGTTTGTTTATTTTT